CTTGCTCGGGTCCATGGGATTGATCCCCGCAACGTCCTTACCCAATGTAAGAAGAGTTGCAGCTATATTAATATCCGTAGTTTGATAGAAAACCTTCTCCATCTCAATTTATTTCACACGCCACTAAAATGACATGTTTAATTGTACGAAAACATTGTACTACTTAATTAACATGACGTAAACATCTGCTGTTCCGCCTGTCAATCCAGTGGAAATTCTAGCCCTTACATAAGGAAAGGACTCAGCAAGATTGTCATGCCCCTCCTTAAATGCCGTCAATGCGGCATTGGTTGTTATAGCACCAAGAGAAACCCATGTCCCGGAGTAATCCGAAGAAACAGCCCCCTCTAGAGTAACTACCCCAGCGCTCACTCCTGCACCTGTTTCCACTACCAAGTTAATGCCTCGTATCTCACGTGAATCTATAGATGTACCCGTAGCGGCGGTCTGACCGTCATTAAAAACCTTGATTATGTCAAACCGCCTACTGCTGTCGTACACTTTTGAGCTAACACTCACTAATGCCATGTTGTTTAACCACCCGCTGTGGTCGTTGAGCTACTGGTTGACGTAGAAGTCGAAGTCGACGAAGAAGTCGAGGTCGAAGTCGACGTAGAACTGGAACTCGACGTAGAACTGGAACTCGATGTGGTTGTTGAGGTGGCATACTGAACCTTCGCTCTCTTCCAAACAGCAGTCGTACCAGAAGTAGCTGTTTGAATATAGAGATACGCTTCACCGGTATGATAAAAGGTTTCTCCACCTATCCATTCAACACTATCAACATCCCCGCCGTAATAAACAGCCGGTGATGTAGGAATGGAGGTCCCGGACGCAACCCTCCCCATCTGAGCGTCTATTTTGTCAAATTTCGTAACACTCATAATTAATTACTTTCTTCCTGTAAGGGGCCCACGGGCTCGGCCCGATTACCAAGCCCCTCGATCAGGAACTACCCTACTATTTTAATTTAGTCTGTGTATGCGGCGCCATCTCCGGCTGAACCCCATACTCCTCTCCAATCACTCCAACCGACGGAGAATCTCACCCTAACTTTATAGAGTGCGGCGTCCGAATCAAAAGCGTAGTCGCTCTTGAATTCAGGACGAACTCTCCAGAACCAGTTTAGAAGATGATTGGATTTGTCTAGCAAGAACCAAGCCGTAGTAGAGGTAATGTATCTCCAAGGAATTATCTTGAAAACACCCTCGTATACGTTGACATCGTTGTTAGCCGTACCACTCCTCAAGGTTGAGTCCGTCAGAATCTGAGCGGTCTTCCTTAAATCAATGGGTAGAACTAACGAATCTGCCATAAAGTTGACGATTTCCCCCTTATCATTTAGTGCCTTTTCAAGCGCTAAACGTCCTGTTTCCAGACTGGGCTCGGTCAAAGTAACCCCCGCTGCGGAAGCGTTTGACTGAGCAGTCCCACCATCTGCTCTGCCGTGAGATGTGGAACACAAGGGTTTGGCGTCGCCATAAGAGGTGTAGGAAAGGTCAAAGGCGTTGTTTAGAATGTTCGCAGAATGAAACTCAGTTGTGTAAACAACCGATTTTGCAAGAGCCTTTGGCATCTTTGCAATAACATTGTGCTGATCATCCTCCACTAACTCCTGAGATACCTTGAACCCCTTACCGTATTTCAAGTGAGTATAAGTTGTACGGAACATCTTGAGTGGGTCTTCGTAGTCCAACGCCCCAAGTTCATCCGTTTGCTGCAACTTTCCGAATCCAGTAGTAGCCGAGTCTGTCTCGAGATCCCTACCGGAAGTATTCACATTGAAAACCTCTGTCATGACCTGTGGTTCTTGATCGTAACGATCAAAGAATATAGTCCTCAAAGAAGGGTCTAACTCATCTTTGAAGTTTGGTCTGATTGCTGGCATGTTAATACCTTCTTAAATAAATAACTGTCTAACCGAACACTACGCGGCTCTGTATGCAGCCACGGTCCCGTAATGTGTTTCCACAACGCGGAACAATCCCTTTGAGGCGTCGCTATCCCCATCAGGATCAAATTCTACCAACTGTACCTGCTTTTGTGTGTCAGCCGCGGAACTTGCTTGAACCTGATCTGACGTAATCAAATCAAAGTTCTGAAGAACCTCGATCTCTGCAATATCGCCATCGGCGTCATTGTAGAAAAGGTAGTGTGGTAAAGCGGGGATGTAAGCAAGTTTGTATTGCAAGGTAGCGTCAGTCTGGTTACTAGCACCCATAGAATAAGTATCAAGTGTCCCTGAATCCGGACTCAATGGTGCCCCATTCTGATCAACTACACCGGCCAATACTCCCGAAATATCTTCATCGGCATCTACGATGTCTCCGAAGCCAGAAGTATTAATACGAACCATATCGCCTACGGTGAACGTAATGGAGTTCTTGGCGATAACCTGCCTAAGAGTAGGTGTGTCGCTAGATCCATCGATGTTTTTTCGATATGCAAATCCTGCCATAGTTTACCTTCACAAATTAAATAACCACGTTTCCAGTACGCGCGCTTGTACCTAATTCTAGTATAAGTACTGTGTCAACCTTTTTCAAGTCTGACGGGGATTATGAAGTTTTTCCGCTATCCCGTTGTTCTTTTTTCACCTCGGAAGCACTTTTTCGGGTTTGCTCACTGTCTTTGGCTTTAATAACCTCCTTAGCCCTCTCTGGAGACACATTAAGCTTTTTAGCCCAGTCCATTTGACCAGGAGTGAGTTCATCCTCTTTTTCCGTCTCCAACCTACGCCCTTGCATATGAGGCATAATTCCTGACTGATTACTATATAACTCCGCCATTCCTTCCATTTTACCATCAGCCACCATCTTTTCCACGTTTATAGCCTTATGAGCATTATCCAACATCGCCGGTAACAAATCGACGGAGACATTGGCTACAGTTTGGCCAAAGGTATTCAAGTACTCCTCAATATTTCGGCGAACCTCCTTACGTTGCTCTTCGGGAAGATCCGTGATACCAGAGGCGTTCTCAAACTTCTGTATAGCCTCCCTCTTTTGGTTCCTTTTCAGCTCTCCGACATCCTTACCAAGTTCCTCAACCTTTGGATCTGCCTCTGGAGGACCATTTTTCTTCTTTGGATCCTCTTCCGATTGCTTACTAGGATCTTCTCCTTTGTCCACCACTCCTCCTCCGTATTGTTTTTCATAGGCTTCTTTGAGTTGGGTATGCAAAGCAGGGTTAGCCTCGATAAGTTTTGCAACGGCATCTGCGTCTTGGACATACTGTGCCTGTTTCTGCAACTGCCCCCCCTGCTCAGTAATTTTAGTCTGAGCATCAGTCAACTGCTTTTTTAAATTAACTACTTCGGAATCGTCGGGTTTTATAGACGTGACGGAGTCTGGATTCTCTAAATCTGCCATAATTTCCTTTCACGGACACGGGCATCGTGCTCCCCGTAAATATATACTTAGCGAACTATACCACTTCTCTCTCTTATTGCTCTCCCGGAATAGGATACCCTATTCTATTATAGATAGCAGTGGCATATGGTATTCCAGCCTCAATATTATTAGGACCCGCGTTATAAGCAGCCAGCGCCAGAAAAGGATCCCCAAACTGCTCCAAATAGCCCCTATAAATCTCGGTCACGTGGGGAATAACCTCTTCTCTAGGCGCATTTAACAGATAGTTCTCATAAGACTGAGGAGAATCAAATCCAAACGTAGGATAATGCCACTTTGGAATTATTTGACCAAAGGAAACTTCCCCCTCCGGGCCAATGGCTTCCCAAGGCTGATATCCCGTACCCCCAGTCTCGGCGGATAAAATACCAATAATCATTTGTGGGTCTACTCCGGCAGCTTCCGCAGAGCTGGACACTGTGGGTAAAAGCTCCTGTGGAAAGGGAGCTTTGTCTGCAAACTCTGTAACCAAAGACCCAGCAACAGGAGCGGGTGCAGGTGCTTGATACCCTGCTACCGCCTCGGCCCTAGCCATCCTCGGTACCCCGATACCCCCACCCATGTCTCCAAAATCACGTTGGAACTGCTCCCTATTTGCTGCAAGCTTTTCCGGAGATGCGCTCCCAGAAACTACTTTAGGACGAAAAGCCCCACCAATAGAACTTATAAGATTGCGGACAGGGGAACGGGAGGGCTCCGGACCTGTGTACCCCGTCGCGGGATCTTGTGCCACCGGCCTTAGCTGTTCCTGTGCTACGGGCTTTAAAAACTTCTCCGGGGATGCTTTGGGTTTAAAAAGAGGATTAAATATGTCTGAAACGTATCCCGACCCGCCTTTACTTACCAAAGGGCTGGAAAAGCCGGAAATATACTCTCTTATACTATCTAAAAAATTAGGCATCAGATTCCCGTCTAACCGTCTTCTCAACAAAATTCTTCATGTCGGACTGTCCCTCACAACGAGCGGTGTAGCGCGTGTGCTTTGTCGTAAAACCCTCTTGGGTTTCATCTAAAAAGAAGGCTCTATCTCTCTGAAATCGTGCGTACTCCGCCATATATTCTTGTATGGCCGCCCAGAACGGTGTGTCCTTAATCTCTTTCAAGGCCTCCGAAGCCGCAACTGAGATCTTCATCGGTCTTACCTTTGATTTAAATACAGGATTTTTCATAAGTTAAGTGTCGCCCCTCTAGGGATGATTCCCTCCGGAATCTCCTCTTTACCCAATACCCTACCGGGACTCGCGGCCTTAGCCTGGCCCCCCATAATTCCCGCAACTTCTGATACTCCTTTTACACCCCCCTGATCCAACGGACCCTTCGGAACGCCCTGTTCCCTGATTTCCTGCGCTTTACTCTCCGATAGAATGTGTTTTGTGAATATTTCGGCTATTTGTTGATTAAACTTAGATTTAAACTCCTCAGAGCCCATAAAAGCCAAATGCAGCGCTGTGTGGTCTTTTGTGGCGTAAGGCGTGCCCCCAATCGCACTTCCGGCCAACATTTCGGCATTTTCGCGATTTGCAAGCTCTAACATCACCGATTCATCAATTACGCCCTCTTTTGCGACCCCACCCTCAACTCTCAACTTATCGGGGTCAAATTCGTTAACTTCCGACATAATATCGGCTGCTTTCTCTATAGAATAGTATCCACTCTGAATTGCCGCCGCAATTACCGGATGTTGGAAGAATTCAGCCGCCTTTTGCTGTCTAAGTGGCTTGGAAAGCGGCAGAGAGGGCTCCGCGGTCATTATTAGGTCAAATCTGCCATAATGGGGGGTCACTAGATCCGGAGTGACATCAAAAAAGTTCACACCCTTGCTTTCCTTCTCTACAAGCTCCCCGGTCTTGGCAATTTCAATAGCCACGTCTTGAGTAATAATCCTGCGGAACTTAGCAGACCGAACTTCCCCTAAAATATTCTCTATATTAGGAGCAGAGTAGTATTGAACAATATTTGGAACCCGTAATCTTAAAATGTCGGTCATTAACTCTCTAGAAACCCTCCAAATCTTCATCTGAAGCGATTTCATGGTCGTTTCTCTGAAAATAGCTGCTTCAGTGGCCGTATTTGAGGGTTGCGGGTTCATAATTCCAGTAACATTGCGCCCATCCTCCTTTAAAAGCTCCTCTTCACGATAAGCTGAGGGGTTAATGTCACTATATTCGAGCATTTTGACCGCATTAGGATCGTCCACAGGTATCATGTGGGTAGGATGGATGATATTTTCTTCATCCTCGATGATTTCTCTGGTAGAAACAAACGCAGTCTTGTGAATATCAAGGTGCTGACGGTCAATTCTCATCCTTCGCAGAGTGGTAAGTTCGTCCTGAATAGACTCCAGCAGCTCCGGTTCCCCTCTAGCCCAGAATCCATTAAGTCTGGTGACGTCTGAGCCCTCTGCAAAAGGCAGCAGCTTGTGATTATAGGGGTTAGGTCCATCTCTGATAACCACGTCGTTTGCCATAATGATTAGCTTATCTGGAACTCTGCCCCAAAAGAAGAGAACCTCAACCTCCTCC